GTAGCAATAGATGCAACATGCTTATATTGTCTAACAAGATAATCTTTTACTTCATCACGACGAGAATCTTGAATATCTGTATCAATATCTGGAAAGTCATTACGTTCTGGATTAATAAAGCGGAAGAACAATAGTCCATGCTCAATAGGATCTATATCCGTAATGCCAAGAGTATAGCAAAGCAATGAGCCAGCAGATGATCCACGACCTGGACCAACCATAATACCTTCCTTCTTTGCCCATGCAATCATACTTTGCACAACAAGAAAGTACGGACCAAACTTTTTATCCTTAATAACCTTTAGTTCTTCTTCTAGTCTATCTACATACTCTTTATTATCTGCAAAACCCTTTGCCTTTAACCCTTCATAGGCAAGATCAGATAACTGCTTGTCTGGATTCTTGTACTGAACAGGCAGTAGGTTTAGATTATCTTTAATGTCATAGTCTTCAATTTTGTTTGCAAGGTCAATAGTATTTTCATAAATATCAGTTCTCCAAATTGCCTGCTTTTCCATAGCAGCCTGAATCTCTTCATATGATAATAGATGAATATCAAACTTATTAAATGACATCTGTCTATCTGCACCATAAAGGTAATCAAGACGCTTCATTAAGTCCCCCTGCTTTTTGGACTTTTCGTATGTAGCATCTTTCTGAATTTTATTTGCATAAGTATTAAGAATAAGTTTAAGTTCTTGGATCTCTCTCTGAGACTGGTCAACATGGTGACAGTCTGGGGTTACGATTGGCTTAACACCAAACTCGTCTGCTAACAATAAAATGTTTCTGTTAATTGACTCATCATTATGTGGCATAACCTCTAAATAATAGTCATCGCCAAACTCTTCTTTAAACCATTTAATATACTTCTTTGCCATTCCAAGTTCTTCAAGTTCAATAGACTTAGCAATAATTCCACTTGGACATGCAGAAGAAACTATGATTCCTTCTTTATATTTAGACAATACTTCAAAATCAATCCGTGGTTTTTTATAATAACCTTCTGTCCACGCTATCTCATTTAATTTATTAAGATTTTCTAATCCTACCTGATTCTTGGCAAGAAGGATAATATGATTATAAACCATATCGAGTGGAGTTGTTCGATCTGCCTTGTCTCGCTGATCAAATCTATCTTCACACATGTACCCTTCTATGCCAAGAATCGGCTTTATCCCATTAGATTTAGCAACACGATACATTTCTCTGTGGCCAGAAAGGGAGCCATGGTCAGTAATCGCTATTGCAGGCATACCCAACTTCGTAGCACGGTCAACATATTCAGACGGCAACCCAATACCATCGAATAGTGAAAAGTGAGTATGTAAATGTAATGGAACGTAATTCATCTACTACCAGTCGATATTCGTCGCTGATGTTGTAGATGGAGAATCAAATCCAAGATAGAACGCTTCTTGTTCCGCATAAGGAACACGACGAAGTGCCTTTTCTAATGGATATGGCTCAATTCCTTCCCACTTAAATGGCTCCTTATCTGGAGCAGAAGGAATCAAAGTGTATGATGTTTCAGTTCCCTGACCATTACGCTTTAACTTCCAAACCACATTTGAGATGCTTCCTGTTTCAAGGGCATACTCACGGATTGTGTTGAATGCAGATTGCTTGCTTACACCCATTGACCAGATAGCAACATATGGCTTTTCTTCCATGCCATCATCAACAAGTACATTACAGTAAAAACGAAGACGACCACGCCATCCGCTATTACCCTTTGGATCTTTACGATACATTTCTTCTGCCCAGTCACGGCCTTCTGATTCCATTGTGTCTACAGCCTTACGCTTGTAGTCCTTTGGATTAGTATGCTCTTTAACAACTAGTGCAAGACCACGCTCTTCCTTATAGTGTGCAGAGTCTTCATCAAGTTCTTCAATGAAACGAATCTTTACAGATTGTCCATCTGCTAACTTTAACCAGCGTACCTTTGGTGCGCTTTCATCATTTTTCTTATCGAGCAGGGCATTAATATTTTTTAGTCCCTTAATAACGCTCATAGTTTTTCTCCTTTGTTCTTTTCTATTTTAGCATAGACAGTATTGATTTGTCAAACTGTAAGTCCAGTTCTTTTATTGACATATCATCCATATCGCCTATATCTTTATATTGTTTCTCTATATTTATTACAGTAACCTGAGAGCCTAATCTTTCGATTATCTTGTCTTTCATATTACCGCCTGCCTCATCATTATCAGCAATAATCATTATATCGCTAAAGTATTTCTGAAGCAAACCTATTTGTTTTGATGACACATTAGCACCAAGGGTAGCGACTGCGGGTAGTCCAACCTGATCAAGTCTTATAGCATCAAACGATGACTCTACAACATAAACACGACTTGCAGTCTTAACACGATTTAAGTTAAACAATAGTTTTGACTTAGGAAGCCCATTGGTATTTTTAAATGTTTTGCCTTCTACGGATCTTCCAACAAAGCCCACACACAAGCCTTCGTGGTTTTGTACGGGAATAGTTACCATGTCCTGATTCTCAGAATACCCAAGTTTAAACTTTTTTACAGAATCCTGAGTTATTTTTCTTTTAGTAAAATATTGAATTGCTCTGTCGCTTTTTAATGCTTGCTCATATAGTTTATTTACTATAGCCATATCTAACTCTGGCCATTCTTCTTTTTCAACTAACTTAGAAGAAATATCAGAAACAATATCTGTTTCTACTTCTTTACTTTTAATAAATCTAACAGCCTCAAAATATGTTCTATTAGAGCAGTGCATTACTAACTCTATTAAGTCTGCGGTGTGACTACAACAGACCGCTATATTTATTTATTTCTCCAGCAGGGGTTCTATGGTTTGCATGGAATGGACAGAATACGACATACTCAGACTCTGCTTCTTTTTCTATGTTTAAGCCAGATCCTGCGAGTACTCTTTTAATTTGGTTGGCTGTATATGAATTGGCTTCGTGCCGTCTACTCCTAGTGTCCATTCGCTTTTCTTTCTCCCTATGTATATTCCGTATATGCTTAGTATAAAGTTGTATGTATTATTTTTTTCATTATATTCTATTGTAAATTGTGGATCAATGTCAAATCTTGGAACATATCCAGATAGGCGCATTTCAGATACCAGCAGTCTGATATATTCCTGCTGTAACCTATATATGGCAGAGTCATCATTGATAACTCCGTCCAAACCAAACCTTTTGATAGGCTTGTGCTGATATGATTCCATACCGCATATTATACTGTCTTATCTTCATAATCCTTATATCTGTAGTATCCCTTGTCAAAATCAGCCTGAACTAAGAATTCACCCATAAAACCATTACGGTTCTTTCTAAATACGCACTCTATAATGTCACTATTTGAAGCCCTGCCCAAAGCAAGGACCCAGTCAGCATCATAAGCAATCTGCCTTGACCATGCAGTTTGACCAAGAGTGGGTACGGTATCAAGTTTAGTAACATCGTCTGGGGTAGCAGAAGAAATAGCAATAATAGGAACTTCTTCTGCAATAGCCATTAACTTTAATTCACGAGATAGATTCTTCATACGAATAGTTTCATTATCAGACTTACTGTTTGGACTCATTAGTTGTAAGTAGTCAACAATAACAAAGTCTGGCTTATATTGATCAATCTTTCCACGAAGAACTAGTGGTGTTATGTCTCCACCTGTATCGTTTGAGATAATATGAAATTCTGGTCTACCCTTAACACTCTTGGCATGCCATGACTTTAACATATCCATCTCTACCTGTCCCGCACTTAATTTACGATGAGACCAGATGCCTTCACCCATAATTGCAAATACACGATTACGTACTTCAACCTCAGACATTTCAAGGCTTATGATCATTGGGCTACGACCCTGTTTCCAGGCCTGTACAGCGAAATAGAGAGACAACCAAGACTTTCCTATACCTGGATATGCCAAGAAGACTCCTAACTGTCCTGGCATGATTCCAGAAGGTAAATAGTTATCAAATCCTGGAAGTCCAGTCTTAATGCCAAGTGCACCTGCTTCTTGTTGCTTCTTAAGATTTTCAAAGTATGCAACAGCAGAGTCAAGATCCGTTACATCGATATCACGAATGGCTGCTGTATTTTTTCTAAGTTCTGCAGTCTTGCTAATCAAAGTTTCAAGAGCCTCTACCCCAAGACCACCCTGCACATCTGTAGCAGCAGATCTTAAAATATCCTTAAGACTATTAACAAGATACTCTGCCTGCAATTCCTCAAGGTGATGCTTAGTTGATCCAACACCATCAGCAATTTCAAAATCTCTAAACTTTTCAACAACTAACTCTACGGGCGGAACTGTAGAATTATGTTCATAATATTTTCTAATGAATTGCCAAACATCTAAATGTGTTTTTAATATACTCTCAACATTTGCCTGAAGCATAACATGGGCTTGTTTATCTTTAAGAACTGCTGAGATTAACTTTGATTCTGAGTTATTCACTTAGCCATTCCTTTGCCTTCTGTCTACGCTCATGTCTGTCCTTAAGATCTTTTTCTTGTTCCTGTATTCTTTCAAGTATATCATGTGCTATATATGCAAAATGATTCCACGTAGGATTTTGAGTAATCTCAAAATAATATTCTAATAGTTCATAGCATTGATCTAAACCATACGACTCAATAAGGGCATCTGCAGACCACTGTTCAATCCACTTATTATATTGTGGCTTCTGTCCTAGTTTAAACTTATAGTGTTTATCAAACCTACTTAACAGAGCCAATCGCTTCTGTTTGTCGGTCATACTATTCGCTTTCTGCTAGTTCAACTTTCGCTTCTGCTATTTTTTCAGTTAGTTTATCTTCAACGAATTTATACACACGCTCAAATGCTTGATCTGTATTTTCTCCGTCACGCTTTGAATCTACAACACCCAGGTCCAGTCTCAATGACTGAAAATTACCAAGGTTAAGTGTATAGCCTAGCGTTACTGATACTTTTGTTTCTTCCATTTCATACCCTTCTATTAGATCGACTCTGTCCAAATTGGAATGAATCTTCCATCTTCGGTCTTCGTATATGTTAGTATACCATCTCCCATTCGTCTAGTCAACTCAGCCTTAGTGGGAGTAATATCATTTGTTATTAAATTATCTTTTCTTGGTCTGCCAATATGATACGTAGCCAGTATATCACGAATCTCTCTAACTTGCGACTCAGAGTAATATGATCTAATTTGCCATCCTCTTGCCCCACCTTTTTGTGAGCCTGTTGGAAATGGGATTACTCCACGCTTCATTAGTGAAGGCATATACTTTTTATGTCTATTAACTAAATCAGCAGTCTCTCCTACAGTATATGCTCGTTCTCTTTTATTTTTAAAATCATTTATTAAGCAACTTTCTAACTGATCTTTATTAATGTTATATATTGACATTATGCCATTTGATCTGTTATAATGCACGACTCTAACAAGATCTTTATTTAAAAACCAAACCTTTTTGTTGCCAGGAATTACAGGGGCGAGATTGTATTCTTCGCTCGTTCTATTTCCTTTTTTAGTAGCCATCTACCTTCCTCCGAATCAGACGGCGGATGAAAAAACTTTCTTGATCCACACACCAAACAATATATTTCTAAATGAGATACAGAATTGTAAACTCTGTCTACAAGCATTTGTCGAAAACATTTTTTGCATTTTATCATTAAAGCGGTATGCCAATGACTAAGATATTAACTGCTACTGATAAATTTCCAGTCTCGTTAAATCTTACTAACCCCTCTACTCGTGATGTTCCAACGCTTTTTAAAACTACAGAAACATTCTCTCCTGCTGGAGTCTGACCTATATTTTCTGCGGTAGCAACTGCTATCGGACGAAACTTAAACTCTGCTGGATAAACATATTCAAAAGGCTCTTCGTCACCAATATTCTTTGATGAATTAGTTACAACCATCTTATATGCACCAATAACTCTTGCCTCAGAAGCCTTGACAGACTGACGATCTGCTCCTGGAACATCTATCGTTACATATTTAGAAGATGATGGCGATATTTGTTGTGCCACATCATTGATGGCATTAGCCATTTCAAATATATAATTTACATCTAACGGTTGGCCTCTTTCGGGCAAGGGTATTCTTGACATTATTCCTCCTGGATAATTATACCAAACTTATACTATCAGTATAGATTGTATTAGAATCTTTTCTTTCTTTAAAAATTCCGCCTATTTGAACAGCAATATACGCCATCGAAGTTCCTTGATTTATAATAGAATAATTATTTGATGTTGAAGAGCCGTGGTACGTGTAGGTTGTTTGATCGTCATATTTAACAAAAATATCATATGATGAAACGTCTTGTGCTCCCGCCCAAGCGACCATAATTATAGACCCTACTTTTTGAATAACTCCCTCAACTAAGGTTAGTTCTTTTCCTATAACTTTATATATAGGAGACCAGTGCGAGTATCTGTTTTTATCTTGAGATGCAATTCTATATCTAACTAAATACTCTCTATTTTTACCTGCTGGAGGCAATGATGCCTTTGGAATAATAACTTTTTTAATTCCTTGATCAGCCATTATTTACTCCAAGAGCAAACCTAAATTCTATATAACTTGTGCTGTTTGCAGACTTAATAATTGTTTCAGCGTCATTATTTTTGATAACTGTATAGCCAACAAGTCCGTAAAGTGGGTTTATAGATGTAACATTTTCCAATCTTATTGCATCAAAACATACATAGAAATCATCAGAGATATTATTATCTTTAATTACAGTTGTATAAACCTTTACAGTATTTACTGCACTCCAGTCAAAGCCAGTTGTGCTCTTTCTTAAATCTTGTAGTTCTTTTGTTATAACTAAGTATCTGTTAGTAGCGAAATCATAACTATCTAAAATTACTTCCAATCTTGCCCACTGACCAGTTCCATATGTATCGCTATCAGAAAACTCTATAAGAATATAAACTTTGTCTGGATTTATTGGAGAAATGTCTGCTTTATTTTTGTTGACTACAGAAAACGCTAGTTTCATTTGATCTGTTGGAGCATTTTTATTTAATGCCATAGATGTTCCAGTTATGCCAATATAATTACTTCCAGTATTTGCCTTTAGCCTTGTGACTCCATCCACTAACTCGGTTGAAATATTAGACATAGATCCATTAGTAATTACTATATTATTT